AATCCACCGATACACCATGCTTGTGATGGCTTGGGAATTTCAGTGTTTTCTTTCGAAATGAAGTTCGGTGCAAAATCATATAAGAATGCGCACAGTTCTGCCGGTGAAAGATTGTTATTTGTTCTGAACTGATAGAATACCTCGCACAGCCTCCAATAATACATACACCTTGCTTTGTAGTTTGGTTTCTTTGGGATTGGAGATAATTCTATATCAAAAGTATCCGCTATCTTTTTCAGATCAAAGAAACGAAAAACAAATATATTGGGAAAATAAAATTCAGGAGAAAAGTAATACATAAGAAAAGAAATCCATACAATGTTATTCAGTATGGTTTTAAAATCATCTCTTGGTATGGCAATTTCCCCATCTTCCCAATATCCACGAGAAACAACATCTTCATAATATTCTTTTGCTTCCTCTAATGTTTTCGGTCTTTCTTTGTCTGGAAATTCTTCAATGTTATAACACCACATGGATTTACAGAAATCCGCTATCAAAGTTCTTGCTTTAACATTGTCAAGCCATAGTTTCATTCTTGGATTGTATTTGAATACTAAATCCATTGCTGTGGCATTATTGCTTGACTCCTCGAACTCCTTGATCGACTTCTGCCCATTAGGAGATTGTTTGTATAGATTCCAGGTGTATTGATTGAATTTCATAAGCTATTTTGCAGATAGACACATTAATACCCTATACATTCCAAATACTTCATCCATTAAAACATCAAAGGGCTTAAATTTAGGGTCTGGGTTAATTGAGTGACATGATACATAACCTTCTCTATTAGATTCATGCACTTCTTTTACTATAACTCCATTAGGGGTGTCTAATACATATACTTTTCCCCAGTCTATAAACAAATTTGGATTAATTTTTTTTATGAGAATACGTGAACCAGAAGGATATTCGGGGGCCATACTGTCACCATATACTGTAATAGCAAAATCTATGTTTTCAATTGGAGAAACAACAGCTTCGCAATTTTGCAATAATACACCCGGTTCTGCAAACCCGGTTAGCGAACCTCCCATTGCTGACATTGGGAGTAAATAAGTAATATAGCCATTCTTCTTTGTTGTGTCGGCACTACTTGTTTTTGGGGCTTCTTTTTTCTGGGTAAGCATATCGCCTTCGCCGTTTAGAAGCCATTCAGCAGAAATATTTAATGCTTTTGCATTTACTATATTAAGCAACACGTCATAAGAAGGTTTGCTTTTCCTTTCTCCTAAAATAGTGTTCATTGTAGGTTGTTTTACATCAATAGCCCTACAAAACGCAGATATGTTACCGTTAAACAGTTCATCTGCTATTTTCCTAATTCTTTCTTGTACTTGCATAACTTAATAGTTAATTAATGCAAAAGCGTTGAATATTTAATGCAAAATCATTTATTTATAAATGCAAATGCATTATATTTGCGTCATCAATCAATCACGAAAGCAAAGGTAAGCGATCGTGTTGAGTAAAGCAATAGTACGAACATATTAAAATACACGATTATGGCACGATCTTATGAAACAGCATTAGCAGAACTCGAAAACAAAAGAGGCGAGTTAGAAGCGTTGAGCACGATTAGCGAAGAAGAAGTCTGCTATGTATATAATGTAGACAGCAAGTCAGAGATCGTGAAAATCCTCTCTGATGAAATAGAAACTCTCGAAAGAGAGGTTGAATATCTCACCCCACTGGATTGGTCTAACGATCCTGTTGCCGAAATATTTGGTGGCTACGAAGCAATGAACAACTATTTATACTAACACATAAACACACACGATTATGAATATATTAGTTACTGAGAATTACAATCGTAAAGATATTTTCGAGATTGTAGATGAATATCCTCATGGTTATATAGTTTGGCCAATCGGCAGACGAAATTTTCCGTTTACAGGCTACGTGCCTCTCGCAAAGCCAACCGACGAACCTTATCATATTGATATTAATACGCTAAAAGCAATCAAGGTTAATGATAATGTCGCTGATCACATTCTTAATGAAGCCTCATTTAGAGGGGTGGATAAAGCAAAGTTTCACCACATTGTATCAAGTTTTAACCGGTAGTCTTTGGACTACTTTAATATACACACGATTATGAAAACTTCAAATTTTAGACACAAAGTATTCTGTATGGCTTATGAGCTAATGAGAACAACCGGTAAAGCATTCGCCGTATGTCTTTCTCGCGCATGGGCTTTATACCGGTTGACAAAGCAAATGCACAGAGGTATTGTAACGTTCGCTTATGAAAAGGCAGATGGATCGCTTCGCCGTGCTAAGGGTACTCTCAAAGATGTTCAGAGCCTAATAAAAGGAACTGGATCAGAAAACTACAAAACTGTCCGCTACTTCGATGTAGATGCGAATGGATTCAGAAGCTTCAAAGTAGAAAACTTCATAACGGCTTACTAAAGCCCGGTCGGGTGGGCGTAGGGCATATCTCACCCGGTCACTTCTGATGGTTCTTTCTCTTACTTACACCTTAGTACCCACAGAAATGGGGTTGAAACGAAAGGATTATAAACTAACTTATTAATGAAGGTAATAAGGTTGGCGATATTGGATATTATGTCGTGTCCGTGAAGTCCGGTTGACTTGTCCCGGATCGGTGTTAAACGGTCTATCGAATGTCGCTTTAATATATAGCCCGGCATAATGTGTGATGCTGCCGATCGAATCGGTTGCCGGGTACAATTTAATTCTAACGCTTATGAAAAGAGTAATTTTTTATTCAAGAGTGCAGCTAATTTTATTCATCTGCGCAGTACTGATGTCGGCTACCTGTTTTGTTGGCATGTTCTTTAATCCGTTTCACGTATTAACATTCGTGATGTCGGTTATTCTAACGATCGCCATTTATAAAGAAAAAAGTTGGTAACTATTAATAATAATGTATATGGAAACAAAAGGTATTGAAGAAATGACAAGAGAGGAACTGATTGAATTGGTGTCGTCTCTTAATAAAGACCTCGAAAGTACAAAAAAGGACCTCGAACTTTATAAAGATTGGAAAAATCGAGAAGAAGCAGCCAAAGTGTTAGCTGAAAAGAAAATGTTGGCTATTAAGGCTTTTCTTGAAGTTGTTTAATTCGTTTTGTGTTTAGGTTAGCAAAAGCAGCCGGGTGAAAACCCCGGCAAACGGGCGGGCGTATGAAATGCTCTGCACACAGCCGGAAGTGTGTATGCCGGATCGTTACCGGTTCCGTCCACATTCAATTAAATATAATCAGTTTATGGAGAAAAAAGTAGAAATTATGCCTCGTATGAGAGACTTAAAGAAAGGGAAGAAAGTAGAATTTCCTATCGATAAAGTCTGCACAGTGCGCAACAATGTTTCATTGCTTAATGCACAAGGGTACAAAAATGGACATAAGTGGAGATCGGAAACTAATGTTCCGAAAGGGATAGTTACAGTATTTAGAGATTCCTGATTCAAACTTTAAATACACACGATTATGAAAGTATTTACCGAGTTAACGCCCGAATGTGACATTACAGCACAAATGTACGCAGCCGGGTATGAAAAAAAGGAGATTGCCGTATTGAAGCATCGTGCAGTAAGTACGATAAATAACCAGCTTCAGACAGCATTTTTAATTTTGGGTGTTCGGAATGGGAGGGAGTTGGCATTAAAGTTAGCCGAGAGGATATCAGGTATCCGGTTGACGCTGGACTTTTCGCCGGCCATGAGATCATTTGTTGCTTGTGTACTTTTGATTATTCTTTGTGTTGATAGTCATTTAGACATGAAACGGCAAAGAGTCCGAATCCGTTCTAACGCGAATGTAGAACTTATCGCCCGTGTCCGTGTAAGAGCGAGAGGGCGAGATATACCATTTCTTTATGGAAATTGATGTTTGGCAATTACAGAATATAATAAAAGCAGCTGCGAAGGAAGCGGTTAGCGAATATGCGATCTCCAAGGATCCGGTCATTGATGAGATTACGGAAACGCAAGCTATACGACTTGGATTTGGTAGAAGGTGGTTGGCTCATCAGTGCGCTACGGGAGCATTGACTTGGAAAAGGGCTGGTGTACATAGGAATAGTCCTAAAGTTTATTCGCTGAAGAAACTTAAAGAATTGAAGGATGGTATAGATCCTTTATTGAAGTCTCTAATATAATTACTAACTAAAAATATAACAATCATGAGTTTAATCAGAAAATCAACGGAATTGAATATTCCAACAAACGTAAAGATGATGATTTACGGTCAAGCAGGTATGGGTAAGAGCACAGTAGCTTTGAGTGCACCAAAGCCTCTGTTGTTGGATTTTGACAATGGTGTTAAGCGTATGAATATGGCTCATTTGGAGAATATTGACACTGTACAGGTCACTTCTTGGAATGATGTTCAGCTGGTTTTGCAAGAAGATTTGTCTGTTTATCAGACTATTGTGGTTGATACCATTGGTAAGATGATGGATTTTATCATCACTTATAAATGTGGAACCAGGCAGCCATCTATTCGAGATTGGGGCGGTATCAATGCTGAATTTTCTTGGATGACAAGAACGCTATCAAGTCTGAAGAAACATATCATTTTTGTTGCCCATCGTGACACAAGAAAAGAGGGTGATGATACGGTGTTTATTCCTGCCTTACGTGAGAAGTCCTACAACTCCATCGTCACCGAACTTGATTTGTTAGGTTACTTGGAAATGAAGAGTGAGAGAGGAGTGCAGAGACGTACTATTACTTTCGATCCGACATCAAGGAATGACGGAAAGAATACTTGTAACTTGCCTTCAGTGATGGAAGTACCTACCATCCTTGACAAAAACGGCAATCCGACGACCAAGAATGATTTTATCTCTACTCGGATTATTGCTCCATATCTTACTATGTTGCAATCAAAAAAGGCTGAACAAGAAGCATATAACAAAGTGCTATCTGATATAACAGGTTGTTTAGAATTAGTTGCCGACGCAGCTTCAGCGAATGACTTTATCGCCCATATTGATGATTTCAACCATGTGGGAAGTTCAAAGATGAAAGCCTCAATGATGTTGGCAGCTAAGGCGAAAGAATTAGGACTGATTTTTAACA